GTTGAAGGCACGCTCAGACTCATGCGTTCGGACTTTACGGGCCCTGTGAATCTGGGTAGCACTGAGATGCTAAGCATCAATCAATTAGTTGATATGGTCGCAGGCATTGCTGGCAAATCCATTACCAAAAATCACATTCCAGGACCTTTGGGTGTCAGGGGTAGGGTCAGCGACAATCGCCTCATCCAGGAAAAACTTGGTTGGGCACCTAGTGCGCCCTTGCAAGCAGGCATGGCCAAAACCTATGAGTGGGTGCATGAACAAGTTCAACGTGCAAATTGACATTGTTTTAAAATGGCTGGCAACAGGCATGCTCATCATGGGCGCATTGTTGACCAGCGGTAACTGGTTTTATCCTTGGAATGTAGCATTCTTCCTGGCAGGCAACATGGCCTGGGCAGCGGTGGGCATTCTCTGGCGCGAAACCAGCCTCATAGTTCTTAACGTAGGCATCACCTTTATCTATGTTGGTGGTATGATCATTAAATACTGGAGTACATATGCAACGAACAGCTAGAGTGGATTCAAGAGGTAAGGTCGTTAAAAAACGCACCAAGAGTGGTGGTCAGGTTCGTCGTAGCAGCATGAGCAAGCACGAAAAACGAAGCTACAAAGCCTATCGCGGTCAGGGCCGATAGAAATATTAAGTTTCTGTTAAGATTGGCACAACGGTGTTTTTTCATGGGTTAAAAATCTTAAATAATAGTATACCAACATTTTTGAGGAACCCATGAAAAAATTACTTGCAATTTTACTTTTCCCTTTGTTTTCATTAGCTCATGCTGCTGAGATAACTGGTGCAGGTGCTACCTTTCCCTACCCCATCTATGCCAAATGGGCCGAAGCATATAACAAGGCCACCGGCAATACCCTTAACTATCAGAGTATAGGTAGTTCAGGTGGCATTCGTCAAATCAATAATAAAACAGTTACTTTTGGTGCGTCAGATGCTCCAGTTAAAGGAGAGGATCTTGATAAACTTGGACAAGTTCAATTCCCTGCTATCATCGGTGGCACAGTGCCTGTTATCAATCTTGATGGCTTCAAGGCAGGTGAACTTCGCATCACAGGACCTGTACTTGCCGAAGTGTTCATGGGCAACATAACCAAATGGAACGATGATAAACTTGTTAAACTTAATCCTGGGAAATCCCTCCCCAACACCAATATTACAGTGGTTCATAGAGCTGATGGATCTGGTACTACTTTTAATTGGACTGATTATCTCACTAGTGTTAGCCCAGAATGGGAGAAACGAGTTGGACGAGGAGCAGCAGTAAAATGGCCTGCTACCAGTTCAGTGGGTGGTAAAGGTAACGAAGGTGTTGCTGCCAATGTAAATAGAATTAAGGGTAGTATAGGCTACGTAGAATATGCTTATGTGAAAAAGAACCTAATGAACTACATGAAGCTACAGAACAAATCAGGTAACTTCGTCGACCCCGATGATGCGACATTTGCTGCAGCAGCGGCAGGTGCAGACTGGTTCAGCGTGCCAGGCATGGGGCTGAGCATCGTAAATCAGGGCGGCAAAGATACCTGGCCCGTTACTACAGCCAGTTTCATCATCATGTACAAGGAACCTGCAGACAAAAAAGCAAGCTCTGAAGTCATAAAGTTTTTTGATTGGGCATTCAAGAATGGTGCCAAGCTAAGTGTCGAACTAGACTATGTTCATTTACCAGATAAACTACAGGCTGACATTCGTAGTCGCGTCTGGAGTCAGATCAAAAATTAATAGGTGATGTATGGGTGATGCAGCGGGTGGATTTTTGGGTGTGTTTGAACAAAGAGTAGGTCAATTGAGAAAAAGACTAAAAGAAGAATTAGACAAAGACAAACCCATCCGCTGTCGTAGAACACTTAAAAAGATTATAAAAGAAATAAAAGAATGGGAAGATGTTCTACATCAACATCGCAAAGATACAAGAAGGTGCCCGCATTGTGGTGAAAAGTTAGAATAATTTAAAGAGGTAACGTTATGCAAGAACTCTTTTGGGATATAAAATTCAACGGTATGTACATAGGTACCGCTCCTGATAGTTTAAAAGATATCTATGTGCGCTGGTACTTGCTCATGAACAATAGGCCCGATGTGCATTCTACAGACCACATTGAATATGCTCTAAGACACCCGGTCAATCTTAGAAATGATCTAGATACCTGGAGAGTTCTTGATTTGGCTTAAAAATATTCAAGAAACGGTCTTGACCGTCAGATAAAACATATATATAATGTAAGCATCAAAAGGAGATAATAGTGATCCGTAAACTAGCCGCAGCAGCAATTGCCCTGAGCCTCAGTAGCTCGGTGCTTGCCTACGGCCCACACGGACATAGACACTATCATCACCATCATCGTCATGGGTCCCATTGGGTTGGTCCAGCTGTTGCCGGCGTTGTTCTCGGTACAGTCATAGCCAATGCCTATGCCAGACCACCGCTTGTGATCCAGGAGCCCGTCTATGTTAATCCGGTGCCTCCGACCATAGTAGTTCCAACGCAATGTTGGATAGAGTTTACAAATCCCTATACGGGAATCAGAGAGACCCAGCTAGTCGATTGTAAACGAATTAGTTCAGCGCAGTAGAACAGTCGGTAGGTAGCACAGGTGTGCGGCGGGGTCTTATAAGCCCTGGAGACTGGTCAGATGGGCTGGAACGGAAAGGTTCGATTCCTTTACCTACTACCAAATATAGAAAAAATAGCTTGACAACTAGAGCCTAAGGTACTATAATTATGTTTTAAATGCCCCCTTAGCTCATGCTTGGTTAGAGCAGCGGACTCATAATCCGTTGGTGCGCGGTTCGACTCCGTGAGGGGGCACCAAAATTTGCTTGACAACAAGTTGTAGTAATGCTAGAATGCTTCCTAAGCTAATCTAGTGAAAGCGTCGGTCTGAAGAACCGAAGAGCCTGGAGCGAAACCAGGAGGGAGCACCATGTACACTCGCAGTCCGAAGGATAGTTTTTTGAGATTCATGCAAAATGCCTATGCCGATACCAATCTAACTCTAGCAGAGATTGTTGTGTTGGTCTTATGCGTAATTTTGGGGATATATTATGTCTTTGTCTAAAGAACCATTCTTCAGCATAACAGCTCGTGATTGTGAGTGGAGTTATACCCGGGGCACCGGTGCCGGTGGACAGAAGCGCAACAAGACCAGTTCCGCTGTCCATTGCATTCACAAGGCATCCGGAGCCCACGGATATAGCGAAAGCAGCAGAAGTCAGCTTGACAATCGGAAAGATGCCTTTAAAAAGATGGCCGAGACCGATAAGTTTAAACGATGGATTCACATTGAATACATGAAGCGAACCGGAGAGTATTTAGAAGCCGAAAGACAGTTGGAAAAAAGCTTGACAAAAGTTCGTCTAGAGGTTAAAATAGATGGACGATGGACAGAAGTGCGAGCCGACCAGCTTGTAGATGATCCAGATAATTTTGATTTTAGTTTCCTAGAGGAGAGTCCAGATGGGCAGCGATAAGGTACGAAAGATACTGCGGGTATGGCGAAATGGTATCGCATCAGGCTTTTAACCTGTAAGTTCGGGGTTCGAATCCCTGTGCCCGCACCATATTCAAGCACATTGCCGAACAGACAAATGGCGGCAAGCCGATGAGCAGTGTGTTTGAATATGTTAGGGCTGGTAGTGATAATGGGAGCACGGGGCCTTTGCACGGCTCAGGTAAGAGTTCGATTCTCTTTCGGTCCACCAATTAGGGGTGTAGTATAACGGTCAGTACAACGGGCTTTGAACTCGTGGGTCTAGGTTCGATTCCTGGCACCCCCGCCAATGGAGATAGACATGGTAAGAAAAACTAAGGTGGCTGAGAAGCCTGCAAAGAAAGAAGCAAAAGTTGCACCAGTCAAGAAGCCCAAACAGGCCAAGATCGAAGTTGATGCTGTAGAACAAGTTAAAGATGGCACTTATAAAGGTGAATATAGTACTTCTTCATACAACAAAGGAGAACTAATTAGTTTTGATATTGATTGGGATCGATTGAAAGAACATTTACGGAAGGTTGGCTGAGAGGCTCAAGGCAGCGGTTTGCTAAACCGTCGATTCAGGAAACTGGGTCCGTGGGTTCGAATCCCACACCTTCCACCAGGCTGATGTAGATCAGTGGTAGATCGCTGACTTGGTAAGTCAGAGGCCGTGAGTTCAATCCTCGCCATCAGCACCAAAAGAGATGAAAATGTTAGATCTACATGTATTTGACAATGTATTTGATGACAAAGTTTTAAATGCATATCTGAAACGCATCACCGAACATTTTGCGGTACAGCAGCAGACCGGTGAAGTATTACAATGGCATCCGCATCGAAACATTAGATTGGATGTGCAAGATCCCATGGTATTAGAAGTTAAAGAATTTTTGCAATCCAAACTAAGAATGCGTACCAGTTGTTATGATGTAGAACTACAGACCTGGCCCATAGGTTCCTACAGCGATTTGCATTGTCATGACAAGACCAATTATGGACGTGCTGGTCTAGGAGACTATAACAGTTTACTGTATTTGAACGATGATTTTGAAGGTGGTGAATTTTTTACGGAGCACGGCATTACCATTGTACCAAAAAAGAATAGACTCACATTTTTTGATGGGTATAGAATAGCGCACGGTCTTAGGACTGTAGAAAAACGCAACAGGCATACATTGATTTTTTGGTGGTCAAACACCATGTGGTTGTAGTATCCCCGGACCTATGCCGGTTATCAGAGGCGCGACAAGACCAGCGTTAGGAGTCTTAGGTTTCTTTTTTCCTCCCTCTGGGCCATTCATCCAGCAGGGTAAAACAAAAGATAGGACGTGTCATCCGATACACAAGACACTGGACAGGGCAATACCTCATGTCGGGGCTCTTGGGAAAGAGTAGCCGATACCATATTGAAGCACACTTGAAGACCCGTCAAGGACCAACGCTACGATGCATAGACATATAAGCCGGGGCGAAAAAGTTTGGTATTAGTGTGTTTCAATATGGTAGCAATACCATAACACGTGGCCATCAGCGTGTATAAAGGCGGCGAGTCTTAAACGAAGTCGGTGACGGGATAGGTAGAACAGTTACTCCGAAAATGTAACGCCGGATTTTGTAACCGGCAACCATATTGAAGCACATTCCTGCCGTATTGGTCTACGGTTCGAAAAGCGATAGGACCTAGAGTAACCGCCTAGGGAGTTTGAAGAGTGTGTTTCAATATGGTGAGTAGGAAGTAACCGTGAGCCGACTTGGTGAGGTTGCAGACTAAAGATCAACTTCGACCGCGTAGATAGTCCGGACTATCGTTTGAAACGGAAGATGCATCCATCCCCTGCCCTACTGATCATAAGTCCGATGTGAAATGAAGGTCAAAGTTTTTCGAGACTCAATTGGCAGTGATTTTCATCTTAGGACACCATATTGAAGCGCATTTCAAAATCCCGAAACTTTCTAGCACGGGTCGACACAACCTAGAAAGCAACCGAAAAAAGGGTAAGATTGCAAGAGTGGGATACTCGGCGGTGAGAATCCGCAGGAAGTGTGTTTCAATATGGTAGATTAAAAATTAGTCCCGCCACACCTGTTGCTCAAATCCCTAGAGTTAGCGGTGCTCCCAGGGCGAGGCGGGTGCAAGCCCCGTCAACTAAAATACACTTGCAATTGGCGCTGCAAGGTACGGATGTCTAGCCTGAGGACTGTCGTCCAAGACACAGAAGACAATATGAAACCAGTTTAGGGACTGGTGCCATATTGAAGCACATTGCTGCGAACAGGTTGATCGCTGTATCTGGTAGTGTGTTTCAATATGGTAATGTAGCATAGCGGCTAATGCAGCACCTTCATACGGTGCCTATCGTCAGTTCGAGTCTGACCATTACTACCAGTTATGGAGGGTTAACCGAGCTGGGCTCGGCACTGTCTTGAAAACAGAGGGATTGGCGATGAGCCGGTTGGAGTTCGATTCTACCAGCCCTCCTCCAAAAAAATGCTTGACAACTAGCATCAAGGTGCTAGAATAGTAGTTGTAGTAATTATTCCAGGACGGCCACAAGGTGGGGCAGCGGACTGTTAATCCGTTCATCAGGTAGGTTCGATTCCTACTCCTGGAGCCAATGTTGGGATGGCAGAGAGGTCCAATGCAAGTGCCTGCAAAGCACTACGGTCGTCGGTTCGAATCCGACTCCCAACTCCAGAATGTAAGAATTTGGTCTGTTAGTTCATCGGTAAGAATAGCGGCTTGTCACGCCGCAGAGACGGGTTCGATTCCCGTACAGACCGCCAAGTTTATGCACCGTTCGACTATCGGTTAGGTCACTAGACTTTCAATCTGGAGAGACGGGTTCGACTCCCGTACGGTGTACCAAGAATTATCTCGGTGTAGTATAATGGCATTACGTCGGTCTCCAAAACCGGTTATGGCGGTTCGAATCCGTCCACCGAGGCCATACCACTGTAGCTCAGTTGAATAGAGTGCCTGGCTACGAACCAGGAGGTCGTGGGTTTGAATCCTGCCAGTGGTGCCAGTTTTAAAGGGACCTGCCCCTATCAGCGGACTGTAAATCCGTCGTCAGAAAACCGATAGGAAGTAGACAAGTGGAGCGTTACCACCAGGGCCCACCAGATACTCGGATTGGTGAAATGGTATCATTCGTGCTTTGGGAGCATGAGGCGCAAGTTCGATTCTTGCATCCGAGACCAGTAATGGTGTTGTTAGTGTAGTGGTTGCACACCTGTCTGTGAAACAGGTAGAGAGGGTTCGATTCCCCACTTCACCCCAGTTTGCCCCGGTGACGGAATAGGTATACGTGTTGGTCTTAGAAACCAAATTTTGGGAGTTCGACTCTCCCCTGGGGCACCATATATACGGCATGAAACCAAAAGCCGCCGTATTTGTGCATCATCCTCAGTGCAGCATCCAAAGTGCACATGGCATAGTTAGAACGTTGTACGATGATTTTGACATAGATTGCATAGGCAAACCGGATTTAAATGATAGGAAACTTAAGAAGTATGACATACTATGTGTGCCTGGTGGCATAGGCGACAGTGATACCTGGCATGCGATCCTGGAAGATCAGGCCCACAGTCTGAGAAATTTTACGGCTAGTGGTCGACGTTACCTGGGTATTTGCATGGGGGCATATTGGGCCGGACAGCATTATTTGAAGTTGTTGGATGGTGTAGATGCAGTACAGTACATTAAAAGACCGGGTGCAGACATACTACGAAGTTTCGGCACCGTTGCCAGCATAGATTGGTTGGGTCAAAACGAAAACATGTATTTTTACGATGGTTGTAGTTTGCTGGGTGATGAAGCCCGGTTTAGAACCATAGCACGATATAGCAATGGCGATGCAGCTGCCATCATACAGGACAACATAGGCTGCATAGGACCACATCCCGAAAGCGATGTGTATTGGTATAGCAAGAAGTTCATGCGGCCCTACTGGCATGAGTACAGGCATCATGAACTGCTTAGAAATTTTGTAAAGGAAATGTTTGTTTAAGCGGGTTGTTAGAGGAATACGTTTGGCCTTCCAAGCCGAAAGATGCAGGTTCGATGCCTGTAGCCCGCTCCATACCCGGATTAGCTCAGAGGAAGAGCAGCGTCTTGATAAGGCGAAGGCGGATGGATCGTTACCATCATCCGGGACCAGTTTTTCGCAGGATTAATTCAGTGGTAGAATGTCTCGTTGCCAACGAGAATGTCAAGGGTTCGAATCCCTTATCCTGCTCCATTGGGAATTAGCTCAGCGGTAGAGCAACGCCCTTACAAGGCGAAGGTCCACAGTTCGATCCTGTGATTCCCAACCAAATGATGAAAGAGGAGATCATCATGCCAGTGCTTGCCCTAGATGTTTCAGGTACACCACGACAGTGGATCAGCAACGAAGATGCCATTAGCTATCAGGCCACCGACAGCGTAGCCTGGAGCATGGGCGATGTCGTTGTTCGCTACAGAGGTGGTACTCAAAGGACCGGCACCAAAAGCTATCTAGAGTGTGCAAGCATCATAGCCATCAAGGGGCATGGGTTCAATCCACACAAGCATGCCAAGGTAGCTTTGAGCAATCGAACCTTATTTGGTCGTGACCGAATGATGTGCGCATACTGTGGTACGCAGCATGCCAGTGCCGGCAAATTAAGCCGTGACCACATTGTGCCACGCAGCCGTGGCGGCTCCGATGCCTGGATGAATGTTGTAACGGCTTGTCGTAGTTGCAACAGCAAAAAAGACAACTTGACCCTCAAAGAAAGTGGCATGGAGTTGCTGTACGTACCCTATGTGCCTAACCATTTTGAGAACATGATACTTCAGAATAGAAATATTCTTACCGATCAAATGGATTACCTGATGTCTGGTGTACCCAGACACAGTAGACTGCTTTAGCCCTCTTAGTTAAATGGTATAACATCGGCTTTGTAACCCGAAATTATCTGTTCGATTCAGTTAGGGGGCACCAGCATACCACCGTAGTCTAATGGAAAGGCAACGCTCTTCTAAAGCGTCCTATGGGGGTTCGAGTCCCTCCGGTGGTGCCAGTTGCGGGGTAGCTCAGTAGAAGAGCGCCGGGCTCATAATCCGGAGGTCGGGGGTGCGACTCCCTCTCCCGCTACCAGCAAGAAGGGTGCGTATATGCCCAAAAGGCTATACGCGACCCATACATCAATCCACCATTCAACCGGACTTGGCTTCATCTTTTTTGTCTTTGTCCGCAGCTCTCTGAGCAGCAGCACCTGCCATGGCAGCTTCCTTGCCTGTACCAGCCAGCATGATGCCGCTTAGTGTACCGCATAAGAAAGTGGCTACTGGTATGATGAGTTCAAAAAACTTCTGATCTATGGGACTGATGGCATTCAAGGGCTGAGTTACAAACATGATGCTGTATAGCACAGTAAATACAATGCCTATGAGAGTAAAGGCCAAACAGCATCCAATGATGAACTTAAGCCTGACCATGAGTTCGTTTTCGGTGTAGCGTTCACCCTTTTTGCTTCTAGCAGCATCTTGCTTGGGTGGTTCTGGTTTTGGTTCATCAGATTTTCCAAGCACCTTATCGATCATATCTTGCATTATTTGCACTCCTTCTTGGCTTCTTCTTTAAAGATATGTTCAGGACAAGTTTTGTTGATGTCACACCAGGGTTTTTTGCATATGTCTTTGTCCCAGTTATCGGGGTTCTGGCATGGATAACGATAGTAATCAGAACACCCTGATAACAATACCATGCCCAGAATACAAAGATACTTTACCATGGCAACCACATCCACAGAGCCTGGCTGACTATGACAGATCCTATGGCACCGACAATGGTACTGACATAGAACATGGGCATGCTGGCTGCTAAGATGCTGGCAGTTAATAGTACAATGCTGATCTGAAGGATGCTACCACCCCAGGTAAACCATGGCGAACGTTTCTTGGCTTCATCACGTTCGGCTTCCAGTGCCTTGGCCTTTTCCTGGATTTCTTTCTTGTCATCGCTCATGCGTTTGGCTTCGGCAAGAAACTTATCTCGATTCTCGGGTTTCTGAGCTTCAGCAGCACTGATTTCATAAAGCACGCCACGTACATTCTTAGCCTGATACCAGGCCCACATGTTGTTGGCTTGTATGGTGTTGTTTTGAATTTTACTGGAATTTGAACCACCAATCATGGTGTTGATGGCTAGCAGAGCCGCAAGAAACACAATTACAAAACCAGCTTTGTCTTTGATCCTAGCTTCTTTTTCGCTGCGAGTCAGCGGTTTTACTTCGGGTTTCTGTTCACTCATGTTATTTTTTCTCCTCTTGGGCTTCTTCGTCTAAAATTTCTTTGACCTGTTCCATATAACGAAGGTAAGTATCCAAGAAACCGTCAAACGTACTGATGCGTTCTTTAACCATCTCATGATCTTGTACCAATCTATTAATCTGTGATTGCAATACATACAGACCGAACGACTGGAGCAAAATTACAAGAGCAAATACTACAAGTATTACATTGTCTCTAATCCAGTTCATAACATCCCCAGAAAAAAATACTAAATATATTTATGGAAACCAAATTAGCAACCATAGTTTGTAGCGATGTCATTGGCTACAGTAGTTTGATGCAGGCCGACGAAGAAGGCACGCTTCGTCGCCTGGATGCCTGTCGTGCCATCATAGATGGTTTAATTAGCGAACACAAGGGCAGATTGTTTAATACTGGCGGCGACAGCATCTTAGTGGAGTTTGCCAGCTCCGTAGACGCCGTGCGGTTCAGCATAGCCATGCAAGAACACATGCGCAAACTCAACAATGGCATGCGTTGGCGCATAGGCATGCACATGGGTGAGGTATGGATCTATGGAACCAATCTCATGGGCGACGCAGTCAACCTAGCAGCTCGCACCGAAAGTCTAGCCGACTATGGTGGGGTGACCATGACCAGCGAAGTTCATAAACTGGTAGCTTCCAAGATAAAAGATCAGAAATTCATCAGCCGTGGCATGCAGGAATTCAAGAATGTTGCTCCCATGGAAATCTGGAGCATTGACATACCGGGTGCAGAACCCAATCCACATCTAGCCAAAGCAACAAAACGTCCCGAAGTAACTTCAACCAAGAGTCATGCTGAATTGATAGCCGCAGTTGTCAACGATCAAGCAGCACGAAACCGAAATATCAACGATGCTCTTGCATTCAAACAAGATGGCAAGATGGGTCCAGCTACTCGCATACTCATGTGGCGTGTGAGTAAACGAGACATGCAGGCCCTGGATGAACTCATAAGCATGAGTCAAAAAAATCTAGTACCCACAGAACTCAAGCCCTATGTGTATGCAGTATTCAAAGAATTTTGCAACAAAATAACCAGTGATCTGGCTCTTAAGATTGTAGACATTGTAGAGAATGATAGTCGCAGTCTTGCCATGCAGTTTCTCAAACAAGCTGCCAAGGTCAATGAACAGGCCAGCTATAAACTAGCCATGATGGTTTTCACAGATCCGCATAGCAGTTCTACCGAAATCGATGGCGTCATAGGTGACTTAAAAGAAAGCGCCATGAAGCGCCGAGTACCGGCCATGATGAGTTTGGGCAAGTACTACATGCAGATTGGTGACAAGAAAAATGCTTTTAGATGGCTCTATGCTGCTCGTGCCGAGCACGATAAAGAAGCACAGAATTTGCTGGAATCATTGAACAAGACCATTAGCAAAAGCGATTTCAATAACTACAAGACCGATGGTGATGCATTGGTGGATGAAATTAAATTCATTGATGAAAATAGGATGCGACAATGAATACCCTGGGGTTCATTGTATATTATGTTCTCATTGTCTACGGTTCATTTTTTCTTGTTACAGGCATGCATGAGCTTAGCAAAGAAGCAAAAACCAACATGCCGCCAGATCACATAGAACAATACTATGCTGAAATGAGTCAGAGGCGCATGATTGGACAGTTGCTTCTCGCCATACCTGTGTTTAGTTTTGTGGTATGGTTAATTTGACTTATTAAACAGATCTTTGTTGAGTTTGTTGACCTGATCCCATAGTGCAGTTATCTGCCTGTCATAGTTTTTCTCAAGGTAATCCAATCTAACCTTTAACGTTACAGCATAGGCAGCTATGGCTACCACGCCTGCTCCCAAGAACCATAACTTACCTATTGCATCTGTAACGTTTTCCATGATAGTTCCTATCTGTTGGCTAGTGGATTGTCCAAGGCCTTCTTAAGATCGTCATTGATCTTTTTATCCAAGGCCTTTAACCGAGCATCAACTTCTTTGTTGTTGGCAGCAATGGCCTTGCTGTTTTCAGCAGACATGCGATTGATTTCTTTGGTTGCAGCATTTATGCTTGCATCTGCTTGCTTCTGTATGTTGCGAACATCGGTTTTAACTTCGGCAACTGTTCGATCAATTTCTCGTTGCTGAGTTTTGTTGCTACGCTCGACTTCTTCTACGGTCTTTTCAATGCGACGTATGTCATTCTTGAGATCGTTCTTGATGTCTCGGGTGTATTCAGCAGTCTTGTCCGAACCTTCTTGAACTGCCTTCTGTGTTTTGGCAGCGTTTTCTTCTATCAAGGCCAAACGTTTATCAAACTCTGTTAGGTCAGGTGCTATGTATTCGGCTATTTTTTTCTTCATACCCACATAATCTTTATATACTTCAAAGGCTCCGTATAGGCCACCCAATATACTTGATACCAAAGTAAAGGCTACCATGAGCTTGGCTGGTGTGAATTCATAGCCACCGATGCTGATTACGGTATCAGCACTGGCATACTTTTTAACTGCTGCTTGGGCATCATCAATCTTTTTGTTTACGTCTTTAATTTCTTCCGCCATCTTTTCCTCTATTTGTGAAATATTAACTCTATTCCAAGAACCAATGCAGGATTTCTAGATTTGTTATCAACTGTAGGCATTGCAATAATATTAATGTTTTTATCAATCTGATATCTCGCCAAAACCATCGGTGCAATAGGAGAATCAATTGGTAACTTATATCCTGTAACACCTCCTAAAAATATTTCCAATTTATCTTGTTTAAATGTTTTACCAAAATAACTAGAAATTGATTTATCTGTATTGTAATAAAATCCACCTACTAAATCATTTTTGGATAAACTTAGATTTGGATGTATGCTATTATCCACATGTGCCACGCCTAAATGTAAGCTTAAAATAGTGCTGAATAAAAAATCCATGTTATTTCCTATACTGAGAATCTACCATTTCTTGATGCAACCTATCACTCGCTAATTGTCTCAAAGCTCTAACATTGTCTACGGTCTTCTGGTTACGATATATTTCTCGTGGTGCATAGAAATTTGCATCCGTCAATGCCACCATATAGGCATTGAAACCAACAGGAGTTCTAGCAATATTAGCAATAGAAACACCAGCGGCTGCATCGTTGTCCTGAACATTGCTTTTTACCTGTTGTGTGTTGGTGCTTTTTTGTTCCTGATCAGAAACGGCTTGTTTGCTGTCTATGATTTCATTGATGGGGTTGGTTCGATCTGTGGTAAAATTAGTTGCGGTTAATGGAATGTCGGCTGTGATTACGGGGACTATTACGGTTGGCACGTTATTGTTTGATTGGCCTGTGATGACCTGTGCTTGTGGTTGTAAAACATTAATTTGTAGGGCGCCAATATTGACTTGTTGATCGTTTTGAATTGTGTTTGTTTGAGTTTCGAATGGGCTTTGTTGTAGCGGTGGTTGATATGCAGCAACGGATGCTGTTGTAGTCTGAGATACTGCTGAACTTTGCAGAGGATTAAATTCTCTTAATATTTGAACGGGCGTTACAGCCATGGCATTGAATTGCACAACTGCGCTGGTGCTTGTACTAGCTGCTGTTGTAGATGCAGTCTGTTCGTTATCCATGCTTGTAGATTGAATATTGCGTTGCTGAATGGCCTGAGTCACTACGCTGACAGAACCCTGAGTGGGTCCTAAAGTTACAGAGGCATCTGATCTAGCAGCAGTCAAGTTATTTTCCGTGTGTGTTTCTGTTTGAATTTGTTGATTCTGACTTCTTGTAACCGCATCAAGAGCTAGACTTTCTGCTTGACGCATGCTAGCTGTTGCAATAGAAGCAGCATTTTGAATTGCACCTTGACTGGCCTGATTGGCCGTGGCCGCTTCTCGCTGCTGGTTGTTTCTTATGAGGCTAAGTGCTGCATTGGTTGAGTCCTGTGAGTCTAAACGAAGACCCGGTCTTGACGCTCCCGAAGTTGGGCTCATGGCATCACCAACCAAAGCAGTTGATGTTGCAGCAGTAGAGGTTTTGGTGTTAGTAACTGGCAAAGTACTGTTAGGAGTTTCTGTGGTCACAGTGACCGTTGGATTGGTTGTCGTGGCATCTATTATGGTTGTAGTGACAGTGCTTGTAGGCGTTGTACTTATGCTGGCTACTGTTATCGCCAGCTGCGCATCCTGTAGAGCTTTTTGTTCGGCTGCCAATCTTTTGATTTCTGCATTAAAGTTGCTGCAATTAGGACTATACAATGGTTGGCTGAAACATGGGTCAGGTGTCCAAATAGGTCTAGTCCAACCAACCCAACCAAAATGATTCCAAACATCACTAGTCCACCACTGTATTGAACCCATGTCTAGACTGTTGATGTTTTCAGTGAACAAGTGTCTATTACTATAACTACCACCCGAATTGTTACCAGCAACATACCATTGATTTTGAAACAAGGTGGTATTGTTTTTATCGCTAATTCTAAAGTTAATATTGCCACCACCATTAGATCGCCAATCGGTACACCAGAACATGAATGTATTATAACAGGCTCCATAGTTCCACCAATTGAAGCCATAATCATAGCCATGGAGGATAACACCTCCACCTATGTGAGGCAGAGACTGTGCTATATTATAACTATAATAAAACGCAGGACTTTTAGATCCTTGTAGTATGTTTTGAAATCCCGGGCAGCTAGGATTGAATGCTGGATTGAGTATACAAGGGTCAACACTATAGTTTAATCTCATATAAGCATCTTTTATCTGAGGACCATAGCAGTCTGGATTGCAGCCCCAAAATCCAGCATCCATACCTGTTATACTTAGTTTAGCTGAACCCAGTAAATTTATACCTCTAGGACTAGAGAAAGTATATGTTTCAGCTAATTGTTGCCATGTTGGATTATACGCTGGATTACCATCATTTATATTTTTTAACCCTAATTGGTAAGTAGCTGTATAATCCACAGTATTATCAGACTTATATGCAGTAAATGTTGCATGTAGAGTATCTTGAGGACCATTCAGATCACTACAGTCGTTGCCAGCTTCAACTAAATTTTTTACACCGCCTATTTGATTAGCACACTGAAATCTATACTTGAACCCATACATGATGCTAGTAGCAAATACAGCACTTGTATTTTGATAACCAAAGTTTATAGCATTTAAGTTTATATTTTGCTCTGTAGTACTAGATGTATAACTAAAAATATAACCATCTGGTGTATAAGAACCAGTCATCCCTGAAGTAGTCCAACCAGTTCCTGATGTCATTGTAGGATTTTGTATAAGATTCCCGGTTGTGCTATCAATACTATAGCCACTTGGTGTATTAGGTGAAGTCTGAGCATATACTGCACCTACTAGCAGGACCAAGGCCAAGAGTATGGCTATGCCAAAACCCTTGGTCCAACGATACTCATAATGCTTATGGTTAAAGTCGTCCATTATCTAAAAGCGCTGGCTGAATATTTTACTGGATCCATCTTGGGAACTTCACTTTCGGTTTTATAATCGTATTTGGGAATCTTATGTGGATTGGCTGCCCAAAGTTCGCGAGCACGTTCGCCAATTTGACCTTCATAGGGGCAAGGTGTACCAGCTGCCATCATGGCTTCAAACACTCTGCGATCCTGGCACATGGTGGCAACAGCAGCAACCTTCATGCCCATGTCATATAGGGTTTTGCTCAACTTTAACCGTTCGCAGTTTAAATCACGACCAGTACCACCCAAGGCCATGCCAAACATTTGTGTTTGTATGGCACCAGATTGACCTGTAGTACACAGATCCTGGCCGCCACCGCTCATCATGGCTGGCGCTATGGCCGTAGGTGGAGGCTGAATGACTCTTTGAGTAATTGTAGTTTCATTGATATTTCTATTGGTCATGTCACCGGTCTGAATGTTCTGATTAACAGCGGTGCTGGAGTTGATGTTGGTATTTTGATTGTTGGATGCTGATATAGATGTTGAATTGTTGATGTTGCGATTGGTCATGTCACCGGTCTGAATGTTGTTATTTGTATTGGTTGTATTTGCAGTTGTCTGATTGATGTTACGGTTGGTCATGTCCCCGGTCTGAATGTTGTTATTTGTATTGACAGCCGTACTATTGCTTTGGTTTACATTGTTGTTATTGTAGTTCATGGTACCAGTATTGATGTTCTCATTTTTATTCAGACTAGTACTGGTATTGATGTTGTTGTTAGTACTGGTGCTGGTACTGGTATTGATGTTGCGGTTGGTCATGTCACCAGTCTGAATGTTGTTGTTGGTGTTTACACTGGTGCTGGTGTTGACGTTATTGTTGTTGTAGGTAACCGAACCACTCATGATGTTGCGATTGGTATTGTCGCTTGTACTGGTATTTTGATTGATGTTGGTTATGCTGCCACTTTGAATGTTTTGGTTAACATTGGTGTTGGTATTGTTGCTGGTACTTGTGCTGGCATTGACATTGTTGTTGTTAAATGTCTGAGTACCGGAATTTATGTTGTTGTTGGTATATGTAACCGAACCACTCATGTTGTTGTTATTGTTGTTGGTTACTGTACCGCTCTGAACATTGTTGTTGGTGTTGACATTGGTACTAGTGCTGGTACTAGTATTCACATTGTTATTGTTGTTGGTGCTGGTACTGTTCACCGTTGAGAGATTGGTGTTGGTACTAGTGCTGGTACTGACATTGTTGGTAGTAACCGAGCTGGTGCTGTTGCTTGTGGAATTAGTATCAACCAGACTTTTGGAATCGTAGGTTCCTTGGTTGATGAGTGTGGTGTTGTTGGTAGTTGTGCCGTTGGTTGTACTTGTGGTACTAGAATTGGTCGTTTGCGCGTTGGCACCCAAGGTTGTGAACATAACAAGACATGCGCAGATTGCAGCGATAACTGCACGCATTCTGTTTTCCTTTTTGATGGTGATTTTCAGGGCCCATAACCATAAATACTCTTAGATTAGATGAAAAATAAGCTATTGACAAATCCACCATGGTTATTTATAATGTAGGGATTCAGGAGAACCCTTTATGCGATTTTACACAAGCGTCGTCCAGTACGGCAACCGGTTGTTGGTTCGTGGCGTAAACAAAGGACGAAGCGTTCAAGAACGGCTAGAATTCAAGCCCACTCTCTGGTTACCCAGCAAGAACAAACAAAGCAAACATCGAAGTCTCATGGGAGTACCCCTAGAGAGCATACGATTCGACAGCATCAACGAAGCCAAAGACTACATGAAACGCTATGGCGATGTGGATAATTTTGCCATCTATGGCAATACCAACTTTGCCTATCAGTACATCACCGAACTGTTTCCTGGTGAAATTGACTTTGATATTCGAGAAATTCGCACCCTGAGCCTGGACATCGAGACTACGGCTGAGTATGGTTTTCCAGATGTTCGCAACCCCGCAGAAAGCATTCTGTTGATTACGGTGCAGGACTATGCCACCAAGCAGATTGTGACCTTTGGCTCCAGACATGCCGAACCCATTAAAAGCAATCATAGCTACATCCTTTGCAAGGATGAATATGATCTCCTGAAACGATTCTTAGACTATTGGTCTGCCAACTATCCGCACATCATTACAGGCTGGAACATTGAGTTCTTTGACATGCCCTACTTGTTGAATCGCATCAAGCGAGTGTTGGGTGAAGATGCAGCCAAGCAGTTGAGCCCCTGGGGCATAGCCAATGAGCGTGAAGTAGAAAAGTATGGCAAGAGTCAGCTAGCCGTAGACATCCTGGGCATTACAGCTCTGGACTACATAGACCTCTATAGAAAATTTACTTATACTGCACAGGAAAGCTATAAACTAGACTACATTGCCAAGGTAGAGTTAGGCAAAGAAAAACTAAGCTATGATGAATACGACAGCTTCCGAGACTTTTATAAAAATGACTGGCAGAAATTCGTAGAGTACAACGTGGTAGATACCGAGCTTGTAGATCAGCTCGAAGAAAAAATGAAGCTCATTGAGCTCATCCTAACCATGGCCTATGATGCCAAGTGTAACTTTACCGACATTTTCAGTGCAGTTCGAACCTGGGATTGCATTTTATACAATCATCTCTGGAACAAGAACATCATTGTACATCAGCGTGACACCAGCAAACGTGCTCGCCAGATCATTGGAGCCTATGTCAAGGAACCACGTCCTGGCAAGTATGATTGGGTGGTGAGTTTTGATGCCACCAGTCTGTATCCCAGCATCATCATGCAGTACAATCTAAGTCCCGAAACCATGGTGCCAGGCTTCTTGCAGACCACCATAGAAGAACTACTGGATCAGAAGCACAATCTGCATAGCCTAAAAGAAGATGGATTGTGTTTAACGGCCAATGGTTATAACTTTAAAACTGATACTCAGGGCGTGTTTCCAGAGATAGTTCAAAAGTTGTTCGATGATCGACAGAAATACAAGAAGCAGATGATTGAAGCTCAAAAGCAGTATGAGCTGACCAAGCAGCCGTTCCATCAGAATCAGATTGCCAAATTTAATAACTTTCAGATGGCTCGAAAGATTCAGCTCAATAGTTTGTTTGGTGCCTGGGGCAATGAGTTCTTCAGATACTATGACGATCGCATCGCCGAAGGCATCACACTGACCGGACAATACATCATTCAGACTGTTGGCCTGGAGTTGAATCGTTGGCTGAACCAGATCTGTGGTACCACCAATGTAGATTATAGTTTTTATTCGGACACTGATTCATGCTATGTTACTCTGGATCCTTTGGTGCAAAAATTCTATAAGGATCTACCCAAGGACAAGATTGTCGAAATACTAGACAAGATTTGTGCGGAAAAGATTGAATCTGTACTAAACAAGGCCTGCGACAAGCTAGCCGACTATACCAATGCCTTTGACAAGAAGATAAAGTTTAAGCGTGAAGCCATTGCTGATAGAGGCATTTGGGTTGCCAAGAAAAGGTATGCCTTAAATGTTTATAATAACGAAGGTGTTAGCTATGCTGAGCCTAAACTTAAAGTCATGGGCCTGGAGATTGTTCGTTCAAGCACTCCTGAATATGCTCGTAAGGCTCTTAAGAAAGCAGTTGGTCTTGCGCTTACAAAGAATGAAGCAACGCTTCAGAAATTTATTCAGGAAACCGAAAGCGAATACCGACAGCTCAGACCCGAAGCCATAGCCTTTCCGCGTGGTGTGAATGGATTAACTGAATATGGTGATGCAGCCAAGATCTATCGCAAGGGAACGCCCATGCATGTTCGTGCCAGTCTGTTGTACAATCATCAGCTCAAGGTTCGAAGTCTGGAAAAGAAATATGAACGCATTCGCGAAGGTGACAAGATCAAGTTCATCTATCTAAAAGTTCCCAATAACATTGGTGAAAATTGCATTGCCTTCATAGGCAGCATACCCGCAGAGTTCGATCTGCAGAAGTTCATTGATTATGATACCATGTTCCAGAAGTCCTTTCTGGAACCATTAAATACTATTCTAGAAGGCATGGGTTGGTCAGCCAAACCACAGGCCACTCTAGAGAGTCTTTTTGCCTAATGGTCATCGATTTTCATACATCAACATACTACAATACTAAAAATACAGGAGATATACATGTCACTCATAGATAGACTCAAAAAGAATTCAACCATCAAAGACACCGAAATACTTAACCGAAGCAAGTTCTTCAATGCCAAGGACATG